AGATTGCAACGGCAACTGACGCACAAAAAAACAGCCGGGCGACCTGATGGTCGTCTGGCTGTTTTGTTTTTGAAGTAGCGGAGGAGGGACTCGAACCCCCGACACGCGGATTATGATTCCGCTAGATTCCCGCTCTTTGGCTAAATCCCCCCCTTCGCAACGAATAGCCTAGTCGGCCTGGTCGCCGCATCCTGCAACGACGGACCCCCTTCAATGAGCGAGCATGAATACTGGCAGGGCTATCACCAAGCCCGCGGAGCGTCCCGCTTTCAAGGCGAGCAAGCGGTCAAAGGTTGCTTTCTGACGTGTGGCTTGCTGGTGGTCGGAGCCGTGGTCCTGCTCCTCTGCAGCGGGGTGCTCGGAGTTGCGATCAACCAGGGGGTGAAGCCGGCCTCTAGTGACGTCAGACGCTAGGCATTTCCGCGGAAACGCCCCAGCTTAGATCGGCTGGGCCGGCTCCTCCGGCTCGATCGCGTGCTGCAACCCCCGCTCTTCCTCGGTCCGGGCGAGGCGGAGCGCCTTTTTGCGGCGTGCGATCAACCGGGAGAAGTTCTGCCGTTCCTGCCGCGTGAGATTGCGCTTGCCCATCCGCTTGAGGGCATCGTCCGGCAGCGGCGGCACCTTGGCGACGTAACTCATCGCGCGACTCGCTCCACCGAGAGCGTTTCCTTCTCAGGCGCGGCGGCCATCAATTCGTCCGCCTTCTGCTGCCCCATGGCCGCGATGAATTCGCTTTTCCATGAGATGCTAGCGCGGACAACTCGCACGGCCAGGTTGAAGCCCCACTTGCTGACAGCACGGGATCGACCGCCGTGTTTCTTTATGAACGCCCAGATTTTGGGTTCAATACGATCAGCCTGCTTCTTCAGATCGCTCGCCTGACGCTCGAGCGCCCGACGTTGGTCGTGCAGCTCAAACCACTTATCGAGATCCTCACGCTTCAGTTCGTCCGCCGCCATGGGTCGCTCCCGCTTGGTCAGGTCCTTAGTTCGTTAGCCAACGGAGGCCATCTTCCCGGCCGACTTCCGCAATCCGAAGCGCTGGATTGCGGTGGCGACGCCGCAGAATGGGCGTGTCGTTTGTAACCCGCGAAGAACCGCCATGACCAGCGAAAGCCAGCTGCGCGCTATTGAACGGCGCTTGTCTGCCCCGAACCCGAACAAGGGACGCATCGCCGCCGAGGTCGGTGTTAGCCCCGACACAGTGGCCCGGATCGCCAAGCGAGGCCGACAGTATCGGCAGACCGCCACCAAGCACAGGCGGTGCTCGGGATGCGGTGGCCTGCAGACCGCGCCGTGTCTGGTGTGCGCTTGCCGCGCGCAACTCGCGGCCGCCTAGAAGGCAGCCTCATGTCACAGCCAGAACGAACTTGTGAGATGTGCGGCGATCACACGCGCAATTGGTACGTCAACAACGAGCACGGCCACCCTCACAAGGGCAAGATCGAGTGCGCGGACTGCCATGAAATGCGGGTCTACCGTGAGACGATCGACCGCGTTTACGCCGCTGACTGCGGCGGTGACTCCTGGATGCGTGCCGGCGAATAGACGTCCCATTCTGTCCCTTAGCCCCAGCCGGTGAGACCTGATGAAGGCTAACGCGTTCGAGACTGCACTCCTGCAGCACCTCTACAACAACTCGGCGGTCGCCAACGTCGGCGACGCCACAGGCCTCCCAGCAGCGGCCACGGCGGGCAGCCTGTACGTCGGCCTGCACACGGCCTACCCAGGCGAAACGGGAGATCAGACCAGCAACGAGGCGACCTATACCGGCTATTCCCGCGCGGCCGTCGCTCGCAATTCCGGCGGGTGGACTGTCAGTGGCAACCAAGTGAGCAACACCGCGGCGATCGAATTCGCCCAGTGCACCGGCGGCAGCGACGAGATCCAGTACTGGAGCGTGGGCGTCGCCTCGTCGGGCCCGAGCCTCATCCTGCACATGGGCCTGATCGGATCGACGGCGCTTCCCCTGCCCTTCACGGCGAAGGCCGACGACACGATCACCATTCCCGGCCACTCGCTTTCGGTGAACCACCGAGTGGCCTTCTTCCCGATCCCGGGCGGCACGCTGCCCACCGGCATCACCGCCGGCACGCTGTACTTCGTGAAAACGGTCTCCGGCGACGACATTACGATCTCGACTACGCAAGGAGGTTCGGCCGTCGATATCACGGCCGCTGGTACCGGCGTGGTCCAGCGAGCAATCCCGCTGACGGTGACCGAGCCGATCGTGCCGCGTTTCCAAGCTGGTCAGCTGATCATCGTCGAAGAGTAACCGCGAGGGGGGAGGCTCGCGGTCAATGAGCGATTCGCTACTTCAGAACCTGTTCGAGCGTCCGTCGACGAGCCTTGGCCCTCTCGATCGCGTGCCGATCGCCGGCGCCAGCTACGTCGAGGCCGACATCTCGGGCGCGACGCAGGCCAATCCCGTCGTGCTGACGATCACCGGGCATCCGTTCCAAAACGGGGATCTGATCTACATCACCGGCGTCGGCGGTATGACTCAGCTCAACGGCAACACGTATACCGTCGCCAATAGGACGACGAACACCGTGGAGCTGACGAGCGGCGGTAGCAACGTCAATGGCACCGGCTTCTCCGCCTATACCTCGGGCGGCAAAGCAATCCTCGGGCGGCTGCAGTACGCGAGGCTCACGAACCTCGTCAACGCGATCGCCTACACTCGGACCCAGACCGATGTGCTGCTTTCGCTGAAAGCGGATCAGACCGACGTCAATGCGTTGGCCCGGAGCCTCTGCATGGGGCGTCTCACGACCGAATCGGGAGTGGGTGTCAGCAGCAGCGATCGGACCGCCCAATCGACGCTCTTCTGGACGCCCTGGAACGGCAACCTGGTCGGGCTATTTGACGGCTCGCAGTGGAACCTGCACACGTTCACGCAGCGGTCCCTCTCGCTCTCAGGGCTGACGGCGGGCAGGAACTACGACGTGTTTCTGTTCAGCAACTCGGGCACGCTCACTCTCGAGCTATCGGCCGCTTGGACCAATGACACCACGCGAGCCGACGCGCTTTCGCTGCAGGACGGCGTTTACGTGAAGTCGGGCGCAGCCACTCGCCGCTGGCTCGGCACGATTCGCACCACGGGCACGAACACGACCGAGGACTCCGATGCCAAGCGATTCGTCTGGAACAAATACAATCAGGTGATTCGCCGCTGCTACTTCATCGACACGACGACACATTCCTACGCGAGCGGCCTCGGCACTCGGCAGTGGCGGGCCCAGTCATCCAACCAGATCGACTTCGTGGTCGGCGAAACCCAAACGCTCGCCCTCTCGCTCGTCTGCCGTACCGCCGGCGGCGCCGGCCCGCCATACGCGATCGCATCCTTTGGAATCAATAGCACCAGCACCGAGAGCTCGGCGATCTACAATCCAATCGTGCCCGAACACGCCGAGCACGGTAATCGCATTCAATCCTTTGTGCCCGGGCGTCACTTTGTGGCCCTGCTGCAGCGGTCCGAGGTGGCCAGCGTGACCTACTATCAAGGCGAACTGGGAGCGCTGCTGGCGTGCTAAATCATGTCGATCGTATCCGCCGAGATGCGGGCTCTGCCGCTACTGGATGCCCTGCTGCGAGCTGAGGGCGTACCGTTGGACGGCGTGGAGATCGCGCATGGAGAGTACGTCGCCAGGTACCTCCCGGAAGCCACCGCGCAGCAGATCGCTGCCGGCGATGCAATCATCGCGGCCTTCGACGTTCAGGCGGCTCTGTCGGACCTGGCCGAGCTCCAGCAGCTCGTCGACGCGGATCGCCGGGCGGTGGTCAACGGCGCAAACCAGATTCTCGCCGACGCCGAAGCCGGCATCGCAGCTTGCCTGCAGGACCTGGCCACAGTCGCCGCCGGCCTCGAAGCAGTGGCGAACATGTCGACGATCACGCAGCAGCGTCAAATCCTGGCCGGTATGCTCGGGGTGCTGGACCGGATCGTGAAACGGCAAGGACAGCACATCCAAGCCACCGCTACGCTCACCCGATACCTGCGCAACGAGGCGGCAAAGTAAGCCATGGCCACGCGACTGCTGCTCGACTCGACCACGGGCGATCGGCTTCTGGTCGACGGGCTCGGCTCGCGGTTGCTCATCGATACCGCCGCCACGTTTGGTGACCTGGCAGGCGGCGCAATCGGGCTGGCGAGTTGCTGCTCCTCGATAGTCGCGACCGCGAACGTTTCCGGGGAAAGTGTCGGCGTGGCGACGTCCGCGGCCGTTCTCGACGCTGCGGCCAATCTGGAGAGCCGTACCTTCAGCGTCTCCGCCACGGTCGGGCTTCTTCAAGCGATTGGCCCCCTTTCAGCGGGCGCGGCCAGCCAAGCAGTCGCCATCGCCTCGATCGTTCCCATCGTGGATCTCGTGGCGACGGCCGTGGCGCATTCGGCGGGCGCCGCCAGCATCGTCGCCACCGTCAGCGCGAGCGGAGTCGCGAGCTCATACGGCGACGCTGCCGGTCACATCGAGCCTTTGGTCAACCTCGGGGGCGCGGCGGCCGCAATCTGTCTATCAACTGGGACGGCCCAGCCAATCGCGGAGGCTGCATCGCGCGCAGCCGGCGTGGCGATCGCCGCGGCGGCCGTCGACGCCCTGGTCGACCTCTCGGGCTTCGCAGGCTCCCAAACGTCCACGAGGGGCGCCGTCGCGGGCGTGTGGTTTCTGCTGGCCTCTGCCGGTTCTTTGGGGGCCTCGGCAGCTCGCGTCGACGGATTGCTGGACCTCGGGGCGTCAACGGTGGGCCTTAGCGCTTCGAACGGCTCGCCCCAGCCGCTGGTTATGCCCAGCGGTAGCGGCGTAGCTTTGGCGTTGACCGGCTCGCTCCTGCAGGCCCTGGCGGACGCGAGCGGCGGGACGGCTGCCCAGGCGGCCGGATCTGGCTCGCCGGACGCCCTGATGGCCCTCCGCGGGGCCTCTGGCGGGCTTAGCCAGTCGTGGGCGAGCCTGCGGGCGATCGCCGATTTGACGGCCGCAGTGGCCAGCCCAGCGGCCACTGCGGGAAGCGTCCAATTGCTGGTGAGCATATGCGGATCTGCGGCGGCTGTCAGCAATTCGGCAGCCTCCCTTGAGGTGATTGTCTTCGCCCGCGGCTGGGCGGCATCGCGGGCAGCTGCAGCGGCCACATTGCAGCCTCTTAAGGAACTGCGTGGCGGTGCCGCCGGCGTGGCGAACGCCGGTTCCCGAATTCAGGCCGTGCACGAGGTGGCCGCGGCAACGTCAGCCGCGGCCGCGACGGCTGCCGATCTCGAGGGCTTGGTCGAGTTCGCCGGCGGAAGCGTGAGCGCCAGCGCAACGTCGGCTCCGCTTGCGCTTTGGGGCATGCTCCGCTCGGCCGCCCCAGGATCAGCGACCGGTGCTGCGTTGCTCGGCTACACGGCAATCGGCGGCGGCGGCTGCGTGGTCGCTTCGATGATGTTCCAGCCTGGCGTGGTGATGAGCGAACGATTCGAGCCGGTGATCGTCTCCGCCGCCTTCGTGCCACCCAAGGCGACGTCCGCCGCCGAGGAATCGGTCGACGTCAGCCAGATCTACCAAGCCGGAGCGCTTGCGTCGCAGCTCGCTTACATTGGCGAGCAATCCGAGTTGTTCGTCGCCGGGCCCGAGGCCTCGGACCGTTTTGAGCCGGTGGCGATCAGCCAGATCTACGCTCCGCCGCGTGCGGTCAGCCAGGCGGATGAGCTGGCCGAAGCGAGTGAGCTTTATCTACCGGGCTGCGTGGCATCGCAGTCGTGCTCCTGCAGGTGATTGATGCACGCCATTGAAGACCTACCCGCCGTCGCTCCTGGCAGCGGGTTTGCCATTCTCGCCCGCGTTCGGAACCCAGCCGGCGGTTGGGCCAAGGACGCGGACCTCACGGACATCAAGGTGCGGGTCGACGACGAGGAAGCTGGCGAGCACCTGACGGCCGCTACGCTGGCCGCCGCAGATACGGTGCACAAAGAGCTGCAGAACTCGGATTCGCGGTGGACGAAAGACCGCCTCGGCTTCAACGTCGAGATCCATGCGGACGCCGGTTGGACACCGCAGCCCAACAAGTCCTACTTGATCAAGGTGCAGTTCAATTGGACCGACGCCGCCCCGAGCTACAAGTTCTATCGGGTGCGCACGGCTTCCTCGGCCTTCAGCACGCCGGTATAATCGCCCGCAGCCAGTTGAAAAACTTTTTTGAGAAAGGGGGCGGTTGTCGGTTCGCCGGCAGCCGCCCCCGCTTATTTGCGTCGCACAGTTTTGCGGCACGCTCGGGCTAGCTTGATCCGCTCAGGGTGATGGGGTGCCGGCTCTCCCCTGGACAGCGGCCCCCGTCGCTCTCGTTTTACACCGAAACGGCGGCCCTCTACCGAGCGTCTCATGCGGCAGGAAAGCCTACTGGCGATCGCCTTTGCCCTCCCCTTTTGCGTGCCCGGCGCCGCACAGGTGCAGCTCTGCGCCCCAGCCAAGGTCGCGGCCCTGCGCGCCGAGCTGCCCGCAACCACCAACCCGGAGTGGCAGGCACTCTTTCACGACGCAGCCACGCTGTTCTACAGCGACGAAGAAATGCCGGCCGCGTACCAGTTCCGCGGAGGTTTCCACCTCGCTCGCCACAACCTTAGCGGTGAACCCACCGAGCCGTTCGGCAACGCCAACCGCGAGTTTCCCTGGCGGACTCCGGGCGGCATCGATCAGGCCGAGGAGAAGGTGGCCAAGTTCACCTTCCTGCATCTGCCGGCGAAGGAGGACGGCGGTCGCTGGCCGATCGTCTATTGGCGGGAAGTCTGGAGCGACCGGGGGGACCCGAGCCCACTGCTCCTCTGGATATTCCCGATCGACACGACCATCGGCGAGTGCCTCCTCCTGGTGGACAGCCGCGGCGCTCGCCATGCCTTCGAAGTGCGACTTCGCATACGGCGGCCCGATGGCTGGGGCGTGGAAATCCTGCGCCCCTACCCGACCGTCGACTCCCTACTCGCCAAGCTCGAGCAACTCGGAACTGACGAGGCTCGTCAGGTCGCCGCGCAACTCCGCGAGGTGCGCGCAGTGCCTCTTGGGGAGCTGCGGGATCCTCGCCCCCGGGCGTTCGTAACGTTCGCTGCGAGAGCCCCCGTCGAGACGCTGCCCCCAATGAGCGAGACTCTCGCCGCCGAACTGCTCGCCGCGCCATTCCAGGAGGCGGCCGGAGTGGTCTGGCGTGAGACGGTCAGTCACGAGAGCGACGTCATCAGCCCCACCAGCTCGCAGGACTTCTCGATCGTCCCCAAGGGCTACACGGCCGCTTTCCTCGGCAACGATTCGACGGGCTGCGCCAACTGCCACAAGCACACGCTACTGACGGCCAGCGAGATTCAGCCGTTTCGCGATTGGTATGGCCACGTCCGCGGCAGCGCCGACGGCATTTTTAGTTTTCATCCGGTCGCCCCGTCGAGCCTCAGCAATAACGGCTTCGTCTGGCCTGTTCGGCTGCGGCCGCAACTCACGCCGCTGCTCGAAGCCTACGACCCGGAGAAGCATCCGGCCGACCGCTACACGTTCGTTGAATTGGGCCGGCAGTGAGACCCGGCCACGTCCGCCTGATGTTCACCGTGCTCGTCGTATGCGTGATCGTTCGAGCGGTTTACTACATCGCCCTTTGCTGTGAAAAGTGACCATGCTGTATCCGACTCGCCGCCGCAGCCACGGCTTCTATCCGACGCTGCTGTTAATGCTCGCCTGTGCCTTCGCCCTGTTTGGGGCGGCGAAGTGCCACGCTCAGAACAAGCCCGAGGAGGCCAGCTTCCGCATCGAGGTCGGGGAGGGCCAAGGATCCGGCACAGGCATCAGCGAAACCCTCGTGCTGACGAACGCCCACGTGGCCCAGCATCTAGACGCCCGGGCCCGCATCTGGCACACGCTCACAAAGCAGGAATGGGCGGGCCAAGTGGTCAGCATGTACCGCGACGCGGATCTCGCCCTCATCTACGTGCCATCGGGAGGCGTGCCTTGGGTACCTGTGAATTCCGTTGGCCTCCAAGCAGACTTGCCGGTTCACGCATACGGCTACGGCCGCCAAGGCGTGCTGCGACGGGGCAACGGCCACGTGACCGGCGTCATAGGCACGCGCGCTCGCACAATCGAGGTCTGGAATACTGGGTTAACCATTGAGCCAGGCGACAGCGGCAGCGGCATCTTCAACGAGCAGGGCGAGCTGGTCGGTGTGAACTGGGGAGCTGACAAGCACACCCACGATAACGCCGCCACCAGCTCGGCTCACGTTGTGACGATGTGGCGTCACTTCGTCGAGACGCAATGCCCAGGCGGTCGCTGCCCCACTGGCGGCATGTTCTCGGGGCCGCCAACCGGCCGTGGTCAGATGATCCCGGTGCGTCCGCCCGTCGCTGGCGGAGCCTCACCGGCTCCGCCGGCGGTGATCGCAGGCCCAACGCCCCCAACGACTCCAGACAAGCCATCTACCGCGTTCGACGCTGATGTGATCGCCGAGGCGCTAATCGAGCGGCTCGCCGGCGATCCACGCCTCAAAGGGCCTAAGGGAGACCCTGGACCGCCTGGCAAGGACGGGCAAGACGGGCGCGACGCCGAAGTCGATTACGACCGCATCGTCGCCGAGGTGGAGCGTCGTCTGGATTATCAACGCATCGCCGGCATGGTCCGCGTGGATCCGCCGAAACTGCCGACCGCTCAACAGCACGTCGTCGTAGTCGCAGACACGAACGCGAGCTATTGGCCCCGGCTGGCCAGCGAGCTGAGTCGGGCCCGGGAGGCCTACCACCGCATCGACCTTGAGCGTCCGCCGGCGGACCGAAACTTCGGTGAGCTACCCGCACTGGTGTGGTACGAGAACGGCATCCCCGTTCGCCAGGTGCGAGGCTACTACGACGTCTCGACCGAACTGATCACCATCAGCCGCGGCGAAGCGATGCCGCTGAATTGATCCCGCTTTAGGTGCCGCGCGGAACGTTCCGCTGGCGATAGACGTTTTCCCCGGAAAGGAACTTTCGATGAATCCCGTGATTGCCGAGCAGCTCGCTCTCTCGGCCGTGACCAACGCCCAGCAAGGCATGGCTCTCACCAACATGGCCGATCGCAACCTCACCCAAGGTTTGGGCGTGATCAACAACTCGCTGATTCACCAGCAGGGTGCCACGACCGATGACCCCGGTCTGATCGCCTCGCTGCAGACGGCGAGCCGCGTCCCGATCCAAGGCGCGAACGACCTGGCGAAGTAGGCCCGGCCGATCCGTAACCCGAGTGCCGCGAAGGTTGCGACATGACGCCCGACGAACTTCTCGACTTCTCGCTCCGAGCCGCCAAAGCGCAGCTGGACCTGTCGAAGCAATCGCTCGACAACCAGCTGCAGGCGGCCGAGCGAATCGCCGCGCGCAAGGCCAGCGAAGCGCTTTCGGAGGTCGCAAAACAGATCGCCTTAAACCCTACGCAGTGACGAACATGCCAGCCGCCATGCAAACCGCGATTCTGCAGCACGCGCTCGACACGGGGCATCTCTACCACCAGTCGTGCGCGATCAAGAATGGGCTGCCTGAATCGCCGCCGCGGCAGGTTATCGAAGACGCCAAGCCTGCGAGCGAATCGCCGGCGGCGACGGCCGTATCGAGCGTTGTGGCTCCCGTGAAGGGGGCCCTGCTCAAGAAGGCTCTGCTGCTCGGAGCCACTCTATTCTCCGGAGCCGGCCTGGGCGGACTGGCGGCGACGGCCGCGGTCGCGCTGGCACGGCCCAGCGCTGAAACGGATGTCGGCACCACTGCGACGGCGCCGGCCGTGCCGCTCGACCGCGACGCGTCCCTGTACCAGTACCTGCAGGACAAAGGCCTCCACGTTCCCCCGGAAAAGCGGACCCGCCCATGACGCCCGACGAGATGACGCAGCAGCTTCTGCAGCAGCATTTCGCTCGCATGGGCGAGTTGAATGCTCAAGGGGTCGCCCAGCAGCAGCACTGGGGCACCCTGCAGACCGAGCTATTCTCCGACACGGTTGCCGCGGCGATGGGCATCAACAAGACGCTCGATCGCCAGGGCGAATATGAAAAGCCGCCGAGCTCCGATGCGACAGTTTGATCCACAGAAGCCTCGATTCGTGAAGCTCGCCGAGGCGGCTCCGATCATCGGCAACGCCTGGCTGGCTCAATACCGAGGCTCGGGCCTGATTTCGCGTCTGATCCAGTACGGCACCGGCGGCGTGCACAGCCATACAGCGATGTTCAAGCGTGACTGCGCGACCGGCTGCGTCGACGTACTTGAGCTGCGGGAGTTCATCGGCGGCCGATCGACGCCGATCGATTACCAAGTGCAGCAGTATCCCGGCCAGATCGACGTATTCTCGCCCGACGTTGAACGCTGGCCGGAATTCAACCCGTCGCTGGCCGTTTACTACATGCGGAAGCTAACCTGCAAACCGTACGGCTACTGGGGCGTCGCTCGCCTTGCCCTGCAGAAGGTGCCGCTGCTCTGGCGGTGTTGGCCTCTCGACGTGAGCGATAACCCCGCCAAGCCATGCGCGGCTCCCTTCTGCAGTCATGCGGTCGTGACGGCGTATCGAGAGGGCGGACGAGTCGACCCGGTGCCACGCAAGCCAGATCATCTCGTCACGCCGAACGACCTGACTTGGTCGCTGCTGTTTCATTACGAGTTCACTCTCATCCCCTGAGTTGTTCGGGAGGAGCGCGCTGAATGACGATCGAGGGGGCGGCTGCAACGTAAGGATTGCGGCCTCGTCCGGCTAGGGTGACTTTCTCACAGGAATCCCAGAGCCATGACCTTCACAATCGACTCGGCCTGTCTCCTCGCGCTCGTCGGCCTGCTGGCGGAAGGGATCCGCCGCATGGGCCGAATCGAGGCGACGATAATCGCAATGCAAAAGCGCACGGACGAGGAGCTGCAGGAAGTGCGCGACCGAGCGGCCCTCTACGGCCGCCACCTACGGCACCATCGTCGTGCCATCCTGCAACTCGGCGGTTCGCTGCCCGTCGATGAGGAGCCGGTTTGACGCAACTCCCCGCTCCGCCCCCAGTTGGGCTGGCCGTTGGTCGCCGGGCGACCACTGCCAAAGTGGCAGTTTCGCAACTCTTTACGACTTTCGCAACTCTGCACGCCCCTGGCGATAGGTACTTCCCCGGCGACCCGGCGGGCGACCCCGCAGGGAACAGTCACTTTGTTAGACACAGTTGGTTGCTCGCGAAAATGAAGATTGAACTTCGTCCGCTCGACTCGATCCGTCCATACGAACGTAACCCGCGCATCAACGACCACGCCGTCGACGGCGTGGCCAAGTCGCTCAAGGAATTCGGTTTTCGCAAGCCGATCGTTGTCGACGCCGAGGGCGTGATCATCTGCGGTCACACCACTTTCAAAGCGGCGCAGAAGTTGGGGCTCGCTCGCGTTCCAGTTCACGTCGCGCACGATCTCACGCCCGAACAGGTGAAGGCGTACCGCATCGCCGACAACAAAACGGGCGAAGCGGCCGAATGGGATTACGACCTCCTGCCTCTGGAGATCGCGGACCTGAAGGCGGGCGACTACGACATCTCTCTCCTCGGTTTCTCGCTCGATGAGATGGCTGAGCTGTTCAGCGATGTTGTCTCCGAGGGGCTCGTCGATCCTGACTTTGTGCCCGCCCCTCCTGATGAACCACGCACCAGGAGAGGGGACATCTGGATCCTCGGCGAGCATCGGCTCATGTGCGGCGACTCCGCATCGCCATCAGACCTCGATCGACTGCTTGCCGGCGAGCTGGTCGACCTGGTTAACACCGATCCGCCCTACAACGTGAAGGTTGAACCGCGAAGCAACAACGCAATCGCTGCAGGACTCAGTTCGTTCGCTGGAGCCACTCATCACCAACAGATGGATGCGGCCAAGCGACCTAATGCGGCCAAACCGACCGACAAAAAGCTGCGTGCAAAGGATCGCCCGCTCGCGAACGACTTTGTCAGCGACGAGGCGTTTGATCAACTGCTCGCTGGTTGGTTCGGCAACATCGCTCGCGTGCTGAAGCCGGGCCACTCCTTCTACGTCTGGGGTGGCTTTGCCAACGCGAGAAACTACCCGGGCCCGATGGAGAAGGCTGGGCTCTACTTCTCACAGGCAATCATTTGGGTGAAGGACCATCCGGTCCTCACTCGCAAGGACTTCATGGGCGACCACGAGTGGTGCTTCTACGGATGGCGCGAGGGTGCCGCTCACCGCTTCTTTGGCCCGGCCAACGTGTCAGATGTTTGGCAGATCCAGCGAGTGAAAAGCGGCGACGTCATGCTCGGCAAGGGAGTTGTGCTGGAGACCCCTGACGGCGACCGCCTCGAGATATCGCCGCCGTTGCGGGACAAGCTCCGCACGGTGCATGTTGGAGACGAAGGCGTCTGCATCCACAGTGCGAGCGCGGTGACCGACGTCTGGCGAGTGAAGAAGGTCCCCGGGCAGAAGATGGTGCACCTCACTGAGAAGCCGGTCGAGCTCGCGATCCGCGCGATGCAGTACTCGTCGCGCCCCGGTGAGTTGGTACTCGACCTGTTCGGCGGCAGCGGCTCAACCCTGATTGCCGCACAGCAGACCGGCCGCCGAGCACGGCTGATGGAACTCGATCCGCTGTACTGCGACGTCATTGTCGAGCGGTTCGAGAAGTTCACCGGCTTGAAGGCAGAGCGGATCAGCGCGAACGGAGACACACCGGCCGCGTCCCACCAAGGCTCCCCCAAAAAGTAATCACAACGTCAAGCAGGCGGTCGCATGAGCAAGGCACTCGATCCCACAAGGCTGACGCCGGCCGACGTCGCAATGGTTCTCGCGAAGGCGGGCGGCAAAGTGACCGAGGAGCAAGTTCGCCAGGACCTCGCGGCGGGAGCACCGGCAAACGACGACGGCACCATCCACTTGATCCACTACGCGGCCTGGCTCGTAAGCCTCGCCGACTAACACGAAGCGGGATCCGGCCTGGTTGCAGCCGGGCCGGTCCCTAACCCCCACGCTGTGCAGACCAGCGAGGAAGGCTAGAGATTCCTAGCTTTTGCTCATGCTGCGCGCACGCCGAAGGCCCGTAAGATGGCCCGACCGGATACGATCGCCGCGTTGAGCAGAGCGCTTTTGCCGATTATCGCGGACGTGGCGGACGATCCTCGCAAACTCAAACCCGGCCAGTTGTGCCGGATCCTGAATAGCACGCCCCTCGGCTCGGTTCTCACCGACCGCAAGCTGCGGGCCCATCGCACGCGGGGTGGCCTGCGCATCGGCGACGGCCGCACGGTCGACCTGTTCCGCTACGCCGCCTGGCTGGCAACGGAGCGGCACAAGGCGAAGCCCATTTCCCGGGAAATGCCTGCCGCCACAGTCCCCTTCGCCACGGCCTACGAGGCCAAGAAGGAACGCGAGCGACAGCGTAACGCCGAGAACAGCCGCAAGGGGCGCGACCTCGGCGAACTGCCGCCGGTTGTGGATCCGAAGCGGAAGGAGAAGGCGCGGGGCGACCTGCTCTACTTCGGCCAGACGTACTTCCCGGAGCGATTCCCGCTCGCGCCGTCGGACGATCACCGGCGGCTGGTGAAGGCGATCGAGAGGACCGTAGTCGAAGGCGGGCTGCAGGCCTTCGCCATGCCGCGCGGCAGTGGCAAGACCACCTGGTGCGAGGTCGCCGTGATCTGGGCGCTCCTCACCGGCCTGCGGAAGTTCGTCGCGCTGATCGGCGCCAACAAGGCCCACGCCGACGAAATGCTGGAATCGATCAAAGGTGAGCTCGACACGAACGAGCTGCTGAGCGCCGACTGGCCAGAGGTCTGCGTTCCGATCCAGGCGCTCGAAGGGATCAACAATCGCTGCAAGGGCCAGCTGATCAACGGTGAGCGCACCCGTATGCGCTGGGCCGGCAGCACTATCGTCTTGCCGACCGTCAAAGGGAGCACCGCCAGCGCGGGCGTGCTGTGCGTTCGCGGCATCACCGGCCGCGTCCGCGGCATGAAGTTCCGCCGGCCGGACGGCGAGACCGTTCGCCCCGACCTGGCGATCATCGACGACCCGCAGACCGACCAATCCGCCCACAGCCCGCAGCAGTGCGAGAAGCGACTCCGGATTGTGACCGGCGCCATCCTCGGCCTGGCCGGGCCCGGAAAGAAGATCGCCGCCTGCATGCCGTGCACCGTCATCGTGCGGGGCGACATGGCCGACCAGATCCTCGATCGAGATAAGCACCCGGAGTGGCACGGCGAAATCAACAAGCTCGTCTATCAGTGGCCCGACGCCGACAAGCTCTGGGAGGAGTACGCCGAGATCCGCCGCAATAGCTTGCGGAGCGGCGGTGACGGCCGCGAAGCCACCGCGTTCTATCGCAAGAACCGCAAGGCGATGGACGCGGGGGCCAAAGTCGCGTGGCCTGCTCGCCACAACTCCGACGAGCTGAGCGCTATCCAACACGCCTATAACCTGAAGATCGATAACCCGCTCACGTTCGACGCCGAGTACCAAAACGAACCAAAGGATGACGAGGCGGACGAGAACAAGCTGATGTCGCCGGAAGCGATCGCCGCGAAGGTCAACAATCTGCCGCAGGGGATGTGCCCCCTCGAGTCGACCGAACTCACCGGGTTCATCGACGTGCAGCACAAGGCGCTCTACTGGGGCGTATGCGCCTTCGGCGATCAGTTCACCGGCGGCGTGGTGGACTACGGCGTGTTCCCCACGCAGCACCGCTCCTTCTTCACGCTGCGCGATATCAAGCACACGCTGCAAAAGAAGTATCCCGGCATGCCGCTCGCCGCGGCCGTCGTCGCCGGGCTCGGCGAGCTGCTCGATCTGTTGATCCCTAAGACCTGGGCCCACGAGTCCGGGGCTCCGCTGAAGATCTCCCAACTGCTGATCGACTCGAAGGACGGCCAACTCACCGAGGCGATCATGACCTTCTGCCGCACGTCGCGGCACTCGGCGATTGTGATGCCGAGCCAGGGTAAGGGCATCGGCCCCGCGGACAAGCCGATGCACACCTACGCCGTGAAGCCGGGCGATCGCCTCGGCAACCATTGGATCGTCTCCCGCAGCCAGAAGTACGCCCTCCGCGTGGTGACCATCGATACCAATCACTGGAAATCGTTTGTGCACGACCGCCTGGCGACGCCCCCTGGAGCCAAGGGATCACTGTCGCTCTACGGCGGCCGCGGCACCGATCACCGGATGCTAGCACAGCACCTGACGGCCGAGTCCAAGACGAAACTCAGGAACGAGAAAACCAACCGCACGGTCGACGTCTGGAAGCTCAAGCCGGGTCGACCGGACAACCACTGGTTCGACGTCATCGTCGGTTGCGCCGTAGCCGCGTCGATGCGTGGCATTTCCGACCTTCCCAAGCCCCCGCCCCGGCCCCGGCCGTCGCGGGTGGCACCCCGCGTCTCTCCACTGAGGACCTGATCCCATGGCCAAGAAAGCCAGCAAGCCGACTCATCCCCAAGCCGACCGAGGAACCTCCGGAGGATCCCCGGCCCCCCTGCCTCAGACGCAGGACTCCTACTGCCGCTGCGGCTGCCGGCGCGCCGAGACGGTCGGCCCCCCCAACCGTGTCGAGGCGAGCGGGATCCGCGAAGGGAAGCCGTACGCGGCGATTCTGCGGCAACGGGTGCGTTGCCTGGGGTGCCGACAGATCCGCGTCGAGACCGTTTACGAGTAGACAGGTTTGCGGGGGTGGTCGGATAGCCTCGCGTGCATGGCTGCCACCGACCATTCCAAACGCATCGCCGAGATCGACGCGATTCTCCAGTCCGGAGCGCGTAGCGTCAGCACCGACGGTCTCTCGATCTCCTATGACTTCGAAGCCCTCGAACGCGAACGGCGTCAGCTGCTGGCCGAAGACGAGGCCAATCGCATGCGGCGGCCGGTCGCCTCGAACATCTACCTGGGCGGCTTCTGAGTCGGGAGAGTCCGATGGCTGTTACCCGCCGCTACCTTCGCGCCGCAACCCGCTCGTTGGCGCGAAGTCTCGCCGTCGCCAAGGCCAGGGCAGGCGACGCCCTGCGGAAGTTCACGAGCACCTACGACGCGACCGAACCCAAGGGGCGGCGCAAGGCGCCCACGCCCACCGCTCGCAGCGAGGACCAGATCCTCGACGCCAACAAGCGGGCGAAGCTCACGGCCAACGCCCGCGACATACAGCGGAATTTCGCGATAGCCGGCTGGATGATCCGCCGCCACCTCGATTACGTGGCCAGCTTCCAGTTCCACAGCCGCACAGGCAACGTCGAACTCGACATGCAGATCGAGCAGCTGATGGAGCAGTGGTTCCGTCCCTACAATTGCGATGTCGCAGGCCGTCACCGGTTCGAGAACTTGATCCGCCTGGCCGAGGCCCGGGCCGTGGTCGACGGCGACGTCGGCCTGATGAAGCTGGCGAGCGGCCATTTGCAGGCGATCGAGTCGGACCGGATCCGCAATCCCATTGGAGTCTCAAATGGCTTCGAGAACTGGCTACATGGCGTGAAGGTCGACGGCGCCGGCAGGGCCCTGGCATACTCGATTCACCGTCGCACGTCGCTCGGCACGTTCGAGCAGGACAAGATCGTCTCCGCGGCAAATTTCTGTCTGCACGGCTACTTCGATCGCTTCGACCAGGTCCGCGGGATCTCGCCGTTAGCGGCCGCTCTCGATCCGCTGCGGGACGTGTACGAAGGTTTCACTTACGCGCTTGCGAAGGCGAAGGTGTCGCAGCTCTTCGCGATGCTCATCACGCGGAAAGCCCTCGACTCCCCGGGGGCCGTTTCCCCGGAAATCGACCCGGAGACCGGCGAGCCGTTGGACAGCCGCGGCAAGTACTCCGTCGACTTCGGACGCGGGCCGGTGCTGCTCGACATGGACCCAAACGACGACGCGAAATTCCTGGAGTCGTCCACGCCCTCGACTCAGTTCCAGGAGTTCTCGCAGCTGATGGTGATGGTTGCGGCCAAGGCCCTCGACATTCCGTACAGCTTCTTCGACGAGTCGCACACGAACTTCTTCGGAAGCCGCGGAGCCTGGCTGCACTACGAGCGGAGTTGCCAACACAAGCAGGCCAACCTGCTCGAGCTGCTCCGCCGGTTGACGCTCTGGCGGCTCACCCTTTGGCTGCTCGACGGCAGCCTCACTTTGCCCAAGGGGATGACGATCGGCGACCTCGCGTGGGAGTGGGTTCCGATTGGCATGCCGTGGTGGGATCCGGCAAAGGAAATCCGCGGCGACCTGATGGCGATCGCCGCCGGCCTCGACAACCCGCAGCGGATCACGAAGGAGCGCGGCCGCGGCGACTGGTACGACAACATCGACAGGATTGCGGAGGCGCGCGCCTACGCTAAATCGAAGAACGTGCCGCTCAGCTTCAATCCGGACGCCCTGGGTCCCGACCCCGAACCTGAGCCGGAAAAAGACCAGCCGCCCAAGAAGGCCAAGCCCGGCAAACCTGAATGACCACTGCCACGCGCAAAGTCCCGAGTTCGGCACTCTGCTTTAACGCCGACGCGTTCGAGTTTGCGGCCCCACAGGAAGGCGAGGGCCAGAGCAAGACGCCGATCAAGATGCGCGCTCGCAGTGGCCAGCCGATCAATCACTGGTTCTGGGGTAATGTCGTGCACGACATGGCCGGTTTTCACACCGGCGGCAAGGCCAGCATTCCGATCGATTACTGCCACTACTCCGACGAGGTCCTCGGCTTCCTCAACGAGTTCGAGGCCAAGGACGACGGCCTCGACGTCGCCGGCGAGATTGTCTCGTTCAAAGAGGATGACCGCGCCGCGGAAGTCGCGTACAAGGCCGGCAAGGGCGTTCCGTACCAGGCCTCGATCTTCTTCGAGCCTGAAGTGATCGAGGAGGTGCTGCCCGGCGCGGCGGCGATGGTGAACGGCTACGAGCTCCCGGGGCCGGCCCTCATCATCCGCAAGTGGGCTCTCCGCGGCGTCGCGGTGTGTCCGTATGGCTACGACCCGCGCACCAGCAGTCAGTTCTCAGCCGCCGGTCTGGCCGGCGGCGATGTCGAAGTCCCAACCTTCAAGCTCCCTCAGGAGTTAGCCGCGATGACCGTTACGACCACGCCCTCACTTTCGAACCCGCCTGCCGCTGACGCGGGCAAGCTCAGCGAAGATGTCCGCAAACAACTCGGCGCGGATCTCAATCGCTTTGTCGAGAAGTTCGGCGCCACCAATGGCGCGGCGTGGTTCACCGCCGGCAAGACCTACGAGCAGGCGCTCGAGTTGCACGTCGATGAGCTCACCAAGCAGCTCGGCGAGAAGGACAAGCGGATTACCCACCTGAAGGCCAAGCTGAACGCCATCCCGCGCGGCGAGGAAACCCCGGCCAGCTTCAGCGGCGGCGGCGACGCCCAGCCGGACACGGTCAATAAGAAGTTCGCTCACCTGGGAGACAACCTCGCCAAGGTGGCCAGCGGCATCAAGATGCCGAACCGCAAGTAACGCATTCAAGGCGGCGGCCGAGAATCGCACCCCATTTCCCCGGAAACATCGATCGCCCCTTGTAAGGATTCGCTCGAATGCTGACTCTCCTCGACATCGCCAAAATGAACGGCTCCGACGCGGTCGTGGGCCTGGTCGATGAAGCCTCGCGACAGACGCCCGAGCTGACCGGTACCGTCCGGTTCCTCGGCAAGACGCTTACAGTTCCGAACGTCGGATGGGCCCGCACGATCACCGGCCGCGAGTACAAGTCGCTGGTCCGCGTCGCGCTGCCGAGCGTCGGCTTCCGCGGCGCGAACGAAGGCGTGAACGCCAGCGGGTCGGTCTACGAGAACCGGCTAGTGGAGACGTTCATTTTCAACCCGCGATGGGAAGCCGACAAAGCCGTCTGCGATTCGCACGAGGACGGAGCGGAGGCTGTGATCGCGACGGAGGCCGCAGGCATCATGGCCGCGTCGCTGATGACGCTCGCCAAGCAGTTCTACTACGGCCGGAACTCCGGCGGCGACTCGAAGGGCCACCCGGGGCTGATCGACTCGATCGACTCGGCCATGACCGTCGACGCCGGCGGCACCACGGACGGCACCGCGTCGAGCGTATGGGCGGTGAAGTGGGGGCCGCAGTTTGTGCAGTGGGTCTGGGGCAACGAAGGCTCGATGGAAATGGGGGACGTCCGCGAGGAGACGCTCACCGACGTCAACAACAAGAAGTTCACCGGCTACGTGCAGGAGATGCTCGCCTACCCGGGCGTTCAGGTGCTGAACAAGTACGCGCTCGGCCGGATCAAGAAGCTCACCGAGGACGCGGGCAAGGGGCTGACCGACGCGTTGCTCGGCGACCTACTCGCGAAGTTCCCGGTCGGCTACGAGCCGGACTGCTTCTTCCTCTCGCGTCGCTCGTTGAACCAGCTCCGCAAGAGCCGGACCGCGACGAACGCGACTGGCGCCGAAGCTCCCACTCCGACCGACTACGAAGGGATCCCGCTGATCCCTACCGACTCGATCCTCAACACCGAATCGCTGTCGCTCTAAGCGACCGCTCGACTGTCGATCGCCAGATCCCACGCGGGACAAGCCGGTGCAAAGCCGGCTTGCGGCGTTGCTAGGCTCCGCCTGTTTTTCATCTTCGGCCCGACCCATCCTCCAGCACGAGACCCGAACCATGCTTCCAACTTCGTACAGCCGCCGCCAACTGGCGGCGATCGCAATCGCCGCGTGCGGGATCATTCTCTGCGGCTTGGCACTGGTCGCTCCCACTAACACGTTTGAGTGCGCCACCGCCGGGATGCTGATGCTCGGCATGGCCCGGCTGCAGACCGACGCCCAGTGCAGAGCGACGCGTGCCCTGCCGGCGGCCCCCAGCACGACCGTCGACGGAGCCGCGATCGACTTGGGGCTCAGCAGCCGCGGCGACTTCCTCGGCGGTGCCGAGCTACGGATCTCCGCTCCCGCGCTGAACGCGACGATACTGCCCGACACCCGCACCATGACCTACTCGGTCATTCACAGCGACAACGCGAATTTGTCGGGTGCCTCGGTGCTCTTAAGCTCAGTCATCAACCAGGTGGGTGCCGCTGGGGCCGGGGCCGACGAGGCCACTGTCGACGTCGCACTGCCAATCGACGTGAAGCGCTACGTCGGCCTGCGGATCACGTCGGGCGCCTCGACCACGGACGCTTCGACTAAGACCGCCACCGCTGAGCTGGTGTTCTAACCAAACTATCCGCCGCCGCAGCCGGCGGCTGGGGACGAATTTCAGGTTCGGCCACTGGGCCGCCGGCTGCCTGGAACTAAACGCCGATGAACCACTTCGCTCGTCCTCTGCAGCTCGCCCACCGGGCTGCTTGCCGTCTGGGGGGAGTGGCGATCGTGTACCGGCGAATCACCGACGCCGGCCAGGTTCTGGAGCTCCGCCTCGATAAGAGCCATGTGGCGATCGGCCGGACTGAGTTCATCGGCCAGGACAACGAAGGCGTGCTCGAGAAGTGGCACAGCCGAGACTACTTGCTGGAAGCCGCGGACCTGGTGCTCGGCGGCCAGCGGACGCTGCCGCAGATCGGCGACGAGATCGACGAGTTCGAAGGGAGCGTCAAACGAACCTATCAGGTGCTGGAGACGCCAGAGGGCCCTGGCTACAAGTTCCGCGATCAGTTCCGCACCTTGCTGCGGGTGTTCACCAAAGAAGTGCCGAGCTCGTAACCGATGGACGCTGACGCTATCGCGATCGCAAAAGCCGCCGCCGCTGAGCTGCTCGCCGCGGCCGGCGCGTTCAGCCAGCCCATCGAGCCGGAGTACAAGCTCGTTCCGAGCCTGGAGCTCAAAGACCTGGACAAGGTCAAGGTGCAGGTAAGGCCAGCGGGCACGCAGCGACGCTACCTAACCCGCTCGACCACCGCGGTCGAGTACACGATTGAAATCTCAATCCGCAAGCATGCGCCTGGCAACGACGCGCACGCGGAGAAGATCGCGGAGGAGGTGATCCTGCTCGCTCAGGAGATCGAGGACTGGTGGGCCTTCCGCTCGCTCGCGGGCCGCGAGGAGCGGCTTGTCTCGTTCGGAAGCACGGACGTTTATCAGGCGGAGTCGCTCAAAACAAAACGCGTCATCGGGGCCAACGTCGTCCTGGTGTTTCGAGGGGAGAGGGAGTAAGCCATGCTCGCCGGCTTGGACTGCATTCTGTACTACAACTCAGGCACGCATGCGGCGCCGACGTGGGTGGAGATCCCGCGGGCGATCAACGTCAACGTGCCGGACTTCGGCGTCAACCAGATCGCCGCGAACGCTCGCCTCTCAAAGTTCGAGGCGAACCTCAACGGCCTGATCCGCACCGGCTTGAACTTCAGTTACGCCTACAAGCGGGGTGACGACACGGTGCGCGATGCGCTGCTGGGCATGGTCACCGGTCGCACCGCCAAAGAGTTCGCCGTGATGGACGGCGACATCGACACCGCAGGCAACCGTGGCCTGCGAGCCTTCTTCAATATCGAGAACGCTCCCTTTTCGCAGGAGCTCGAGGGGCAGGTCACGATCGACTTCACGCTCAAGCCGGCGTATGTCGAAGAGAGCGACGCCAAGGTGGAGCCGGACATTTACGTGGTGCCCAGCTCTTAAGGCGACTCTGCGACACGTGTCTCCGTTCCCATTTTGTTTGAGGATTTGAATCCATGTCAGCCATCGATCCGCAAACCCTGGCCGGTCTCCGCATGGGGATTCGGAACGCTCCGAGCGGCATCGTCCGCAACGAGAAGAAGCACTTGGTCGCCCTACTCGCCTACGTCGACGAGCTCGAGGCCAAGGTGCGGGCACAGCCGGCCCCCGAGAGCCTGCCGGCCCCCGAGGTCGCGGCCGAATAGTCGAAAGGGAAGGTGCTTCGCTTCTTCACTTCGCGACTTTCCGCCAGGAAAAAGCAAATCATGGAGTTCCCGGTAAGCGGGAACTCCGGCATGTACGGAGGATAGACCGTGCCGAGTTTCAAAGACAACGAAGGCCGCGAGTGGGAGGTCTCGATCGACCTGTTCGGCGTGGGCGAGGTGCACCGGGAAACCGGAGTGAGCATCTACACGCTGATGGACGACAAAATGAAGGGCTTGGCCGAGCTGTGCTCCAACGAGAACAAGCACATCCTCGCGCACGTCGTCTATCTGCTCTGCAAGGAGCAAGCGGAAAAACGGAACGTCTCGCCGCGAGACTTCGCCAAGGCGCTCAAGGGGGATCCGATCGAAGCGATGGAGCTGGCGTTTTGCGAGGCCCTCGCGGATTTTTTCCCCGACGCCCGCCGACGAGAGGCAGTCAAGAAGGTGGTCGAGGCGGGCAAAGCGATCAAGGAGAAGCTCTTGCGCGAGGCGCAGTCGGAGATGACCGAGGTCGATATGGACCGGGTAGTCGATACCGTGATCGCCATGATGAAATCGACTGCCTCTGCTGGGAGCTCGTCGGCATCCTCGGAATTAACCCCCGCGGTCTGACCTGGCGGCGACTCTGCGACATGGCCTGGGGCCGGCAGCGGGACCAGTGGCACCACACAGCCTCCCTCCTGGCGATGCTGGCCAATGTGCACCGCGACGCGAAGAAGCACCCCCGACCGCTTCCGCCGAGCCAGTTCCATCCCTTCGAAGGGAGCAAGCGGTCGACGGGCATGCCGGTGAACCGCGAGACGTTCGGCGCGTTCCTGGCGATGTTCGTGTCCCCGGAAAAGCTCGCCAAGCATCAGGAGCAATGGCGGCCCCGCGAGCTGCAGGAGGCGAGCTCGTGATCGGCGTCACGCTCCAGCTGAAGGATTTCTTCTTCGACCGGCTGCACATCAAACAGTTCGTGCAGGACCGGGGCCTCGAGTTCCTCGGCCACGCCGGGGCCTACATTCGCAAGACGGCGATCCGCTCGATGCGGCGGGCACCGCTCAAGGGGAAGCCCTCGAAGCCTGGCACGCCCCCGCGTTTTCGCGCCGGCACGGAGGACGTTTCGCTCCGAAAGATCCTCTACGGTCTGGACCCCGCTCGCGGCAGCGTGGTCGTCGGCCCGCTGAAGTTCAACCAAAAGCAGGACCTCGACGGGGTCAAGCTTGTCTCCGGCACCGTGCCCTCGCTTCACGAGCGAGGCGGCCGGGCCGGCATCCGCGAGAAGTTCAAGCCGTTCGACCGCAAGGCGGCCGAGCGGGCCTTTGGGGCGGCGGCGGCCGCCCAATACGCCCGCGAGTTCGGCTTCGTCGCCGAGCCGACCTGGAAACGGATTTACGGCGCGGTCGACTTTTCGTACCGCGTCGACCGGAACCTGGGCGGCATTTGGGTGCCCGTCGGACGCCGCCGCCGCGATCGTCTGCTGCTACGGACGAGGATCGCCAGCTATCCGGCCCGTCCCTACATGGCCTCGGCAGCGGAGAAGGCGCAGAAGAAGTTTCCCCAACTCTGGTTTTCATCAGGTGACTAAATGAGCATCGGCGCATCCGCGATCCGTGCCGGCGAAGCCTTCGTCGAAATCTTCGCCCGCGATAAAACCGACAAGGGGATCAAGACCTCCCTGCAGAAGTTCCGCTCACTGTCCATCGCGGTTGCCGCTCTCGGCGCGACGATGACGGCCACGAGCGGAGTGATCTTCGGAGGCCTCGGCAAGTCGCTGCACATGTTCAGCGACTTCGGCAGCCGGATCGCCGACTCGTTGGGCAGGACGTCCCTCTCCAGCGAACTCACCCAGGCCCTGAGGTTGCAAGCCGAAATGGCAGGCGCATCCCTCGAAGACCTGGAGGCGGCCGTCCAAAGCGCGCAGAAAACGATCGCCAAGGCGGCCGAGGGGAACGAGCAGGCCGCGGCCAAGTTCCGGAAGCTGGGCCTGTCGGTCTCCGAACTGGTCAAGCTCTCTCCCGATCAGCAGTTCCTGGCCATCGCCCAGGGGGTGAGCCAAATCGAGGATCCGGCGGCGCGAGCGACGGCGGCAATGGACGTGCTCGGGGGCAGCGCGGGCCGTCTGATGTCGATCCTCAAGGAGGGCGGCGAGGGCATCCTGCAAAACTTCCAGATGATGCAGGAAAACGGGCTGATCCTCTCGGACGAGGACATCGACAACGCCGATCGCCTCGGAGACGCCTGGGATATGCTCATGGCGACGCTCGGAGCTGCGACGCGCGTGGTGGGGGCAGCCCTGGCCCCGGCCCTGATCCGTTTACTTGACTTCCTGCAAATGGGAGCCGCCTGGGTGGCCCGGTTTGCCAGTGCTAACCGCGGGCTCACGATCGGGCTGGCGCTCTTCGCGGCGGCGATTGGCGCGGCGGGTGCGGCCCTCACCGCCTTCGGCACCGCCGGTATCCTGGTCACCGGCGTCGTCGCCGGTTGGTCGACGATCGTCACCGTAGCGGTCGGCGCCTGGGGGATGCTGGTCACTGCGATCGGGATGGTCGCTTCAGCGCTCGGCTTGATTGCGACGCCGATGGGCTTGGTCGTGCTCGGCGTTGCTGGCGTAGCAGCGGCCATCGGCAGCGCGTTGATTCTGTTCTTCCAGCTAACCGACGTCGGCCGCGGCGTGTGGCGGGACCTTGCCGCCGGGTTCGGATTCCTCGGCGGAATCGCGGCGCAGACGTTCGGCGCGATCTTCGCCGCCCTTTCAGCCGGCCAGTGGCAGAAGGCCGGCGAAGTGGCGATGGCGGCGCTAGCGGTCGCCTGGCAGTCGGGCATGGGAGCCCTCGTGAGTATCTTCACCGGCTTCGCCGACTGGTTCGTCTCGGGCATCGCCAGCATGCTCAAGAAGGCGATCGACCTGGTCGCCGCGTTCTACGCCGACCCCACCTGGAAGGGGTTCCTGGACGGCTTCTTCGCCGCGACGGGCGCGGGCGTCGCCGGCAAGGGAGTGGACAAGGTGGCGAGCAACGCCGCGGCCGCGAAGTCTGCGATCGACAATCTCGCCGGTTCGGCGAGCGCCTGGCTCGACGCCCTGGACAGCGAGGCCGTCGCCGACCTGCAGCAAGCCCTGGCCGACTTCGAAGCCGCCAGGAAGGCCGCTCATGGGGACAGTAAGTTCAAGGCTCCCGACTGGCTCAGAACGCTCGTCGGCGGTGGCGGCGTGGACAGCCTCGTCACTGCCCAGGCGGCCAGTAGCTTTGGCTCGTTTTCCGGCAGTTCCGCCGGCTTCCAAGGGATCGGCAAAAGCAGCACCTTTGCGCCGATCACGGAGAAACTGGAGGAAGGAAACGACCTGCTGGCGAAGATCCTCGATGCGGTGGAGTCCGAGCGGGGACCGGAGTTTGGGGAGTAATGGCGAAGATCATCGAGCTAGGCACGAGCCGCAAACGCCGCGGCGGCAACGAACCGAAATCGCTGGAGATGCGATTCCGTGTGCAGGGTCCGCATTTCGGCCCCGATGTACTCGCTCTCGTCCTCTCCAGGGCCCCGTTCCAGGCGGACACGAACCTCTGGCGCGACGACGACAACATCGTCGTCGAGCCCGTGGAGGCGGACGTCTGGGAGGCGAGCGTACCGTACAAGCCGCGCGAAGAGCCGGAGGAGAAGCCCAGCCAGAGCGTGGAGGAGGACTACACGTCGATCGAGTTCGACGGACTCGCGGGGAGCGAGCACGCCACGCAATGCATCGAGCAAACCGACTATGGCCCGGTTTCCGGCCGGGACATCAAAGACACGCTTGTAGTGGGCCTGCGGAAGGACGGCGTGGAAGGCTACGAGCGTCAGGTGGCCAAGTTCCACTTCATTGTTAACATCCGCCTGAAGGGGATCACGCCGGCCCACGTCGCCATGCTCGCCGAGATGACCGACGAGACTCCCGTCAACAACGCCCCGTTCTTCGGCTTCGGCGCCGGCGAGGTGCTCTTTAAGGGAGCCCGCGGCCGGATCCCGAAGAAGTCTACTTCTCCGCGGGAACTGGGCCTGCACTTCGCCGTGTCGAAGACGCGCAAGAACCTGAAGGTCGGCCAGGAGATCACCATCCCGGAGAAGCCTGGCTGGGACTATCTCTGGGTGATGTACAAGAAGGCCGTGCTGAGCGACCGCATGGTCGACGTGCCCGACGTCGCCTTCGTGTCGAAGATCTACGAGCGAGGCGACTTCTCGCGGCTTAACCACCTCTTCAATCCCAACTACAGCGGATAGCCGATGACCTACTTTCACGCCGGCGAACCGATCCACGGCCTTAGCGCCTCGTTCCTGAACGACCTGGCGAAGATGTATGCCTGGTGGCGCAGCACTCAGCCGCAAACCGGCGGGGGCCCACTCGAGTACCGCACGCAGCAGGTGAACGTGTACTGCCGCAACGAGGACACGGTCGACTTTGGGGCCTACGCTCCCGTGGCTGTCAGCGGCTTCGTGATCGAGCCGCTGAGCGATGGCACCGGGAATTGGCGGGATGGGATCGTCATGAAGTGCATCCGGCCGAGCCGGGAACTCACGAGCCGTTACGGCCATGTGGGCATAACTCAGGAGCCGATCCCGGCCGCCGCCAACTCGCAAGAGAAAGGCGGCACGGGGCTGGTCTGCATCCAGGGCGTCTCACCGGCGAAGCTGCAGATCGTGAACAACGCCCACCGCTACGCCGAGGTGATCGACCAAGGCTTCGAGAAGTTGATCAGCAGCAACCACGGCCCGTTCGAGGTTATGGCCAAGACGACCAACACCGGCGACGGGTGGGCGCTCGTCAAAGTGGGCGAGCATCATCCGCTCACCGGCTTTTGGCGCTACGGCGGGACGGGAGCGAGCATCGGCAACACGGAAACGGCGGTTAGCCTCGGCGCCGGCGGCCGCGGCTACGCTCCTTACCTTGAGGTGAGCAATGACCGCATCACCGCGAAGCGGGACGCGGTCGGCGTCGGTGTATTCTTCGGCGGCACGCTGTTTCGCACCTCGGTGCCGGCGGCCCAGATGCACGCCAGCTTGATCTTCCGCCGGTTCAACTCCAGCGACAGCGAGTTGAGCAACCGCACTTATGACCTAGCCACGTGGACCCCTTCGATGACCGGCAACCGCAGCTTCGGCGGCGCTTACTTCGCGCCGCTGAACAATGGGGACTATCTGAAGGCGTTCCTGGTCAGCTCCACTTCGGAGACCTTCGCCCTCGGCGACTTCTCCTGCTACATCAACTCAATGGAACACTCGTCACTCGGAGGCTTTTAGAACATGCAACGCTTTCTCCCTTTACTCCTGCTACTCGTTTGCGCGGCCACGTCGAACGCTGCCTGGCAGAAGCGGTGGAACGGGTCGACGTCGGGCGACTACTCGGCGGCCGCGAACTGGGACGCGATCAGCGTCCGTAACGCGAACTACAGTTGGACCGCGTCGGGGAGCGGCACCAACGAGTTCTACTTGCGCACGGCGGGAGGCACGGATCCTGGCTTGATCGCCGCTCCAGGCTCCGTGCAGGTGAATGGTGTCAACGCTACGTCCGGCACGATCGGAGCGCTCGCTGCGGGCCAATGGGCCTACGGCGACAACGACACGCTCGGATTCAACACGCTCTATGTGCGCCTGAGCGACGGCGCCGATCCGGACAGCAAAGCGATCGATTTCATCACCTTCAAGCAGATCCCGGTGGCCGGGGACCACGTGAGATTGCCTGCAGGATCCGGGGCGATTAGCTCGGGCCTCGACCAGTCGGCCGTCGCGATCGGCGATTTCATCGTGGAGGACGGCTATGTTCAGGCGATCGCCAGCGCGGCTGCGCCGCTGCGGATCGATCCGGATCGATTCGAGTTCTCTGGCGTGGGAACCGCATACATCGATCTGCGAGCGGCGAACATCGATGCTCAAGTGTTCAAGACGGCGAGCGCCGCGACCGGCTCGCAGGGGCTCTACCTACAAGGGAGCAACCTATCGAAGCTGATCGTCCACGGCGGCATCGTCGGGGTGGCGGTACGGCACGGAGAGACGTCAACGGTGGACACCGTGCGCTGCACGGGGAGCGCTGCCCAAGTCACGCTCGGCGCCGGCGTCACGATCTCCACGGCCCTCTACGTGACGGCCGGCTCGGTCATCAGCAGGTGCTCGGCGACGATCCCCGCAGTCACACTCGAGGGAGGCCAGTTCAAGTCCGAGGAAGCGGGAGCCATCACGGCATTGTCCATCGACAAGGGCACCGCAATCTGCAACTCCACGGGCACCGTGACGACGGTCAACTTGACCGGCTCGGGTGCCGTGCTCGACCTTTCGCAGACCGGGGCCTCGCGGACGTTCACGACGATCAACCACTCGCTCGGCCGGATCCGCTACGACAAGAACGTCGTCAGCATCACGACTTACAATCCGCCGGCGTCGAGCATTGGACCAGTGGAGCTGTCGGCCTCCTCGCCGTAGCCCACCAACCGAGCTGAAACTAGCCCAGGTTAGACGACGTCGAGCACACGGATCTCACCGCGGCCAAGTCGGTCGATGACTCGCGAGCCGATCCACTCGTCCCGGCTCATGCTCATCAGGATCTTCTCTTTTGCCATGCCGCGGGCGAAGAAGCCTGCCTTCCGCAGGAGCAACTGGGCGGGCGTGTCGTGCTCGGGGACCAAGGCGGTGACGAGCTGCTCATGGTCCTTTCGCAGCACGCCGCACTGCGCCGCCAGCAGCCAAGTCGCCAGTCCGATCCGACGAAAGGCGGGATGCACCGCCACGCGATCGATCCGGATGGATCCCCTGCGAGCCCGCCTGGCGATGAGATAGGCGACGGCGTCATTTTGGCGTTCGGCTTCGATCACGTAGCCCCAGCCCCGATCGGTCCGCTGCTTGATCTGCTCCCGCGTGAGCGGCTCGTCGAAGGAGAGGCGATCGACCCGGGCCATCGCATCCAAGTCGCGCCATGCGCTGCCGCGGAGCTTGAGCTTGCCCCGCTCGGGACAGGTGTAGAAATCCGGGTAATCCATCGCGGCCTCCATGGGTTCATCGTAGACCCACGGAGCCGCGATTCTGTTCGGGAACCTGGACGCGCAAGATTGGCAAGGAATTCGGCCTGGGTCATCAGGCGGTGAATCACAATCAGCGTGAATACGTTCGTGGCGATGCCCACATCAACACGGCGGAATCATTTTTCTCGCTGTTGAAGCGCGGGCATTACGGCACGTTTCACTTGCTCAGCCGTGAGCATCTTTGCCGCTATGTAGCCGAGTTCGCGTTTCGCTGGAACAGCCGAAAAGTGACGGATGGCGAGCGTATGGTGCGGGCGATTAAAGGGGCCGAGGGAAAGCGACTAACTTACCGCAAGCCAAGCCAGCAATCGGGCGATGATATTCACCCCGAACCGGATGCGAAGTAAGATCGTAAGAAATACGGCGAGCGGGATTTGAACCCGCAAGGGGCCTGACTCGTTCAAAAGGGGCACCCACCGGAATCCAAACCTGGCGCGTCTACCAATTTCGCCATCGCCGCAAACAGTGAGGGGCCGGCATCCGTTTTCCTAGGGCGGGCCGGCCCCTCTTCTCGTTGTGGTCAGAGTTCTGTTGTCGTCATGGTGGCCCGCGAGCGCTACACATTGCGCATGCCCTTTCCTTAGAGAGAGTTACAAGCTAGCGCGATCGAACGAGAAAGCAGAAGTATCCGCCATCGCGTCGACGCATCGGCTTGCCGGTGCGCCAATGACGCACCTCTTTGCGAAAAATCCACCTATAGCCCGGCGGCGCAGGGCGGTTGCGCGGAGACATAGCCCCTAGCTCCCAACAAATTTGAGCTTGCTTAGGCGGGGCTTTGGCGCATAATAGAAGTGTCTGAAACTTCTGTGGTGCGCTAGTCGCTCCGCAGTGACGGGAAGCTCTATAACCCGTCAGCTTTTACAAACGCAGCCGGTTCAAAGGGCCAACTTTGATCCGGCTGTGTGCGTTTCTATCCTGCTACAACCTCCGTGTTGCTGTTCCTTGCGGGTATTCGGTAGAAGGTCGGCGTTCTGCCGGCCCCTTGCGATGCCACTTCGATTTCGCCGCGCTCCTGCAACTTTCGGACAGCTTGGCGAACGCTATTTTCGTGGTAGACCTCGTCGGGAGAGAGGTCCGTCATAACGGCATGAATATCCTTCCATGTGAACGTGTCGTTCGTCAGGAAGATCATCGCCTCGCGAGCCGCTTTCATCACTTCCCCTTTCGCGGCCGACTCTGCCGACTCCATGGCCGCTTCCGCAGATTGCTCCGAAGCGGGCAGTTTCTCTGCGGAAGGCAGGGAAACTTGCGGGGCCTCTGCTATAGTTGTGGCCGAGGGGGCTGTGGCTTGTTGAATCGAAGGATAGAGCGAGCGCCTTGCAGCGCTCGTTCTAGTGCTGGGCCTCGCAGGTTCCAGCGACTGGGACAAGCGATATACTCGCTCCAGTGCCGCCAAGTCCTGCAGGTAAGTGGACTCGATTTGCTGCTTCAGTCGGAGATATTCAGACTCGTTCATACCCATAATTCTACGAACGCCCATCGACGCAGCAAGGCGAAACGCAGAAAAGTTGGGCGACTTGTCAAGATTTTTTACCCACCCCACCGCAGAAGGGTTAGGTGATTTGCCGCATGAAACACCCTAAACGCAAGGCACCAGTGCATATTCCGATGGCGTTTAACGACGCCCTGAAGGGTCTGCTGGCCGTTGACCCGAAGCAGCTACCGAAGCAGCAAAAGAACGCTACAAAATCTCAACAAACCAAGAACGCAGCTAGACGCAAGAAGGGCACCTGAACAGACTTACAGTGTGGTTAAGGTGCGAGCGGCGTTGGGTTTGTCAGGTGTAACATTCTCAAAGCCGCCACAGCCGCCGCATCAGGCCACCTTGCCCTTTCGGTCGCTTGGCCTTCGAGGCGCGGCATCAGGACCGGTTGGGCTTGGCGGCGATGGAACGGTTTCCGGAGGCAGTTCCCCGCGGATAACCTTCACGCCCGCGGGGGCCTCGATCCCAATCGTCACGCGATTGCCGGTGATGCGCCGCACGACGATCTCCACGTCGTCGCCGATCCGCAATCGCTGCCCCTCTTTCCTGGATAGCACGAGCACAATCCACCTCCATGCGATAGAACCATGAAACAGACAAAAACAAACGCGTTAAGCTTCCCTCAAGCTGCGGGCCGCGGCCGCGAAGCCAGCAAAGAAACAGGCCAGCAGATTCGTTTTGACCTGCACCCCCTCCAGTAGATCCCACTCCCCGTCCCATTCCATGCGGCCACCGGCGTCGCGGCGCACCGTCCGCTGATTCAAGCGAGCGCGGCAGTCGAGCGAGAGCAGCTGCACGGTGATCGTCTCGATGCGATTGGGGTCATCTTCGGGGAGCAAGTACTTTCGCCGCCCTGCTTCGAACATGTCCTCCGATAGCCACGCCTCGGTCACCAAGGCGACATGCGTGGGCAGGCGCCGGCGCGTATACATCCCCATGCCGATCTTTTTCAGGATCCTCCCCTTCTCTTGGCCGTCGAACTCGCCGCCGATCGCGAAGATGCTCAGCTCGCGCTTTTCTGCACCGTAGGGGAACGCGTACACGAGCAGTTGCGGCATAAGCGAGCGGGGACGGCCGCGCATCGCGACGTCGGCAAAGTCGCGCGCTGTGGCGAGGGCGTTGAGCAGGTCCGTCTCCGCGGGGAGGACCATTTCCAGGGAAATGTTTGGACTCATGGCTCACCGTCCCTTCTTCCCGCCCTTCCCCTGGCCTTCCGGTAGCCGGAGGCACTTGGGGAGCTGCAGCAACTTTTGGGGAGATACGAACGCCGCGGCCATCGCCCATCGCTTCTTGCGGCCGACGAGATTGACGCCGAGCTCCTTCGCCAGGTCCTGCAACTGGTCGGAGCTGAAGATCGCGAAGAACTGCTCGAGCAGCGGGCTCGGCGCCGGCCGCTGGAGCGCGAGCCACTCTGCGTCGAGGTCGACGCCGTACCG